AGAGATTCAATTCTACCTTTATACATACGTGGAGCACATATAGCGTAGTTCATTTTAACCTTTGTAGTATCAGCCATAGGTCTTGACATATTTTTAGCCAACTCCCATTTTAACATTGTATTAGTTCCTAAAACTTTAGCACCAGTATATATAACTTCAATAGATCTTGATACTCTTTCAAACATTTCATTTTCAGGTGGATTAAAAGTATCTGGCTTTTCAATAGCCTTCATTAATCCTTGATCTGTTTGTTTTATTTTAAAAACTTGATTATGATATGTTTTATAATCAAAATATAAAACCTGTACAGTATTAGAATCATAATCACCCCAACCAGTGATATAAGATCTATTACCAGGCATTGATTGTATTTTTTTCAACTCATTATCATCTATATGAGGAAACTCTTTTTTAAGCTCAGAAATTGTTATTGCTTTTAATTCACCTACATAATATATATCTTCAAAATTAGGATCTTCTGTATAAGAATGAACTAAATAAGCAGGGTCTACATAATCAACAGTTACACCTTCGGCGGTATTAAAACTAGTTTTAGCAGCGGCGATACCACAAACTGTTAAATCCATGTTTAATCTTCTACGAATTAAATTATATTTGTTTTGAGCAAAAACAGTTGATATAGCTTCTTCTTCTGCTATTTCTACAGACTGCTTATACTTTAACTGCATATGTAATTCTAATTCTTCTGGAGACTCAGGTATAATTTCTGTAGAAGGACTTTGATAAAGATCAATACCTAATGTTTGTTTTAAACCTTCTAAATATTCTTTAGACAGCATATCTTCATATATTTTAGAAGCGTATTCTGTTCTTTTCTTTACTGATTCAGGATCTTGAGCATAAGCTTTTATATCGTATGTTTTTTGAGATATGCCGTTTACAACTATATCTACAAACTTAGATAATACAGGAACTGGTTTCCAGTCCAAATTCAAATAAGACAAATCACCATTAATAGCTAATTCATCTTTATACTTTTGTATAGATTGCTCACCTCTAGCATACAACCTAAGGTTATGAAAATTATTCCAGTTAGTTAAATATCTATTACCGGAAGTTCTGCCTTGATTAAACCACTCTTGTTCTATGGCTTGAGCAACTTGCTTACCATATTCAAGACTAGCTTTTTCCGCATCACTTACAACTTGACTTGGAAAAGGACTATTAGTGTCAGTATATATACTCATTTATTCAATTATTTTTGACATTGATCCTTTGTTGTTATATCTTTTTATACCTAAATCAACTGGTTTCAAAATTCTTTTTACATTTGGTGCATATCTATGTTTGTTACAAGCCATTAAAGCTAAACCAGAACTTATAGATGCATCATGTGTTGTTCTATTATTTATATTAAATTTTGCCCAGTCTTCAAGCGTTCTTTGAAAATACATATCTCCATATCCTGTTTCTTTTAATCCAACAAAATGTTCAACATATGTTTCAATTGCTGAAGCGTGAGCTTGTTTTATATCTTCACTAGAATTAGGTATTCCACCTATTTCTCTTTCAGTTACAGATAATTTATTTCTTAGTTTATCAGGTCTATTCATTGCAAAACCTCTATATCCTCTACGTTTAAAATAGTAAAGTAGTCTTGGTTTATTGTTTTCTGCAAGTATAGGCATACCATAAAAAACACAAGCCATTAATACATCTTCAAAAAATATTTCAGCAGTTTGTGGTCGAGCTATATATTCTAAAAAGAAATGATTAGGAGGAACTTCTTCCATAGTAAATTTAGTTAAACCATGTAAAGAGCCATTAGAGCCTCTTTTATCAACAGTACCTGATATATCATATGGGTCACATCCAAAAGCACCACAATGCTCATTACCTGGATAATTAACCCCATTTTTAATATATCTTTTATTTTGTAAATGCGATGGTGGAACCCATGTTATTAAAAATCTACCGTTTTTATTTGGTACAAATATAACTTTTGTATCTTGTTTTCCATCTTCCCATTGAAAACTACCTTGAGTTAACTTTATAGAATTTTTTAAATCCTCATTAAAATCTATTTGTTGATAAATTTTAGTTAAATTAAATAAAGATTGTTTAGATTCATCTCTAAAAGCATGCTTAGTTGTTCTTGGAAATTGTCTGTAAAATTCGTTTAAACCATCTTGATCATCTTTTAAACCTTCTACTTCATTATCCCAATACTCTATAACTCCTTGTCTTATTTTTTCACCTTGTGGTCCTTTAGCCGGGCTTTTTGGTGTATCGAATACAGGTAATCCATAAGAATCAATGTATCCCTCGTAGTTCCATTCCATAGGTATGAACAAACTATATAATCCTGAGCGAGTCTGTCCGTTGCTGTTTCTTTTTGTGACGTCTGAATCATCGTATAATTTTTTAAAATTCCTACCTCCTTTGTCTAAAGCGTTTGATGTTGATCCCATCATACACTTTCCAATAATCCTACTACCTAATCGTAACGTGGTCTTGGTGACCCGCCAGTTGTTGAGGATGTTATTGGGCTTCTCCCATTTCCCCGACTCATCATGGACGAGGAGCTTGAGTTTCTCACCGTCGTAGGAGTTATCACCGGTGTTCTTCCAATCGATGGTGGT